CATCCATTCAGGTGAGAATTGATTTTTAGCTTCACCATCAATTAACTCATCCACCATCCCATTGGATAAAGCATCCTTACCAGTCAAAAGAGTCTCAGCCTTCATCAGGTTGAGCATTTCGTCTTGGTCGTTCCCAGTCTGGTCGGCATACATCTCGGATATTTGACTATCACACTTATCCAAGAACACGATTGCGTCCTGCATATCGTCCCGATTTCCATACTGACCAGCCATCGCCCGGTGCATAAAGATTTGACTATTCTTGTATGCAAATGTTTTATCTGCCGGTATCATCCAAGATGCAGTAGATGCAGCAACACCAATAATCGTTTTGTTAATTACCCCGGGCCAAGTAGAAAGTAGGTTATGAATTGAGCATCCGACGTTGTAGCTTCCACCGGGTGAATCAATCAGGAAATTCAACGGACGCGTACGTGGCGTTATCAAATCGAGCGCATTCTGAATATCTTTCAATTCAATGCCCTCACCAGTCCACGCATCCTTGCCAATATCCTCAGCAATTGTAATATCAACTGGTGAGTCTTCATTTTTAGCATTAAACGCCACTAAAATTTTCCCGCGCCCGGAAATTAAATTAAATGAACGCAAAACCTTATTCTGCGCATCAAGTTTTGATTGATTCAGAATCTCGTTCAAATCTTTAGTTGAAAGATTTTCGTCAAAGATTATACCATTAAGCCGGAGATTGCGGATAATATGTTTACGATTCATAATTCAGATGTAGATGAAACTGTTTCCTTTTCACTGGCCGCATTCGACTGGGCCAACTTCTGTGCGGCATCACCAAGGCTTGCGCGGATTTCAGCGGCATCCACTTCGATTCCTTTATACTGAGGAAGCTTGCCCATTTCCTGACAGGCTAGTTTAATGTCAAAAACATCCTTGACTGCGCCGGATATAATTTTGGACCGTGTCGTCCCGAATTGTTGGGCGACTTGATGAAGGTTGATAAGCCCAGCGGCCAAGAATGAAATTGTTTCGGCAGTAGCATAGCCAAGGTCCACTACGATACTGCGCGGGTGGGACACATCAATGGACTTCCAATCTGCTGGCGCATTTTTTACGCGCTCGTCATTTCGGATTGCCCAGCCCATGAAGTATTCCCAGACTTGATGGATGAACGGTTTCCAAATCAAGTTAAACTCTTTTATGAAGGCGGCATTTGCGGCTTCGATTTCAGCGCGGACTTCAGTGCCTTGGCCTTTCATCTGCGACTTCGGAAATACCAGCAAGCGCGGGAAGCCTGAAGCCATGCAGAACGAATCAATCAAAAAATTCCAAAGGTTAAGCGTAGCCTCAGCTGGGCGGTTAGGTGCAACTGGCTGCATTGTATCGCCGGTGCGACCAACTACTTTGCGCCCACCCCAAATCTTATCGTAAATAACCTTGACCTTTTCAATGTCATTTGTGGTGACTATCGGAGCACCACCAGGGCCGGCAGTAACCTTTACCCCAAGCGCGGCTAGCGTATTAGTCATTCCAGGCTTTACTTCCTGCCCAGCACCGTTCGTAATGAACAGGGAAATATCACTTTGAACTTCCTGCGCTTTCATTTCCAACTTCAGCAGGTCTTCAAGTAAGGCGAGCGAGTTTTCAGCAACGTAGAAGTCAGTCATGCCGCGCGGCTCATTTACGCGGTGCGCTTGAGCGGCATAGTAAGCGAACTGAACCGGCACAGGAGTGAATCCTTGTTGAACAGAAAATACATTCGCGGAGTCGTTTACCCAGTAGTGGGTTTTAATTTTGTGTTCTACAGTTTGCCCGCCCGGAAGTTTGGTTTTAATTATTCCGTATTGGATTCCGTCGAAAATGTCCTGGCCTTCTTCCTGCCACATTGCAAACGGAGTCCCAACGCGGTGGCTTTCCACAGCCTGATAACAAGGCCGCATAACTGGAAGCTCGGTCTCATACTTCGTGCCACGACGAATCACAATAGTTCCAGGCCGGCTTGTTTGAACGAAAAGGATATTGCCGTCCACAGTCTTGCGCCGGCAGCCAATTCCAAGCATGGCAAACAGGGATTCAGAATCAAGCCCAGCGCCTTGGCACATTTCGTGAAATACAGTTTCAGCCTGCGCAGCCCAGTCCGTATTAGTTGAAAGCGAAGTAACGACCGGACAATGCGTCCCAATTACATACTGTTCCTTGATATCCAACCCACGCTTTACGAAGATTGAATTTTGTTCCCAGTAACGCATCCGGCGCATTGCTTCGCGCCGAGTGATTTGATTCTGGTCGTAGCGGGCATCGGTCAGGACTTCTGGAAGATATGAGCGCGAACCGTCCGAATAAGGATTGCCGGATTCATACCAGTTACGAACCATGTGCGGCTTCGAGCCTGCGCATAAAGTTTTTACGGCACGCTCAACAAGCCTGCGTTCATTGCGTGGAGCAGATTGAATTGAGCGTGGATTAGTAATCGAGAGTAAGGCAATAGCATGTGACTCATTTTGAATCACACGAGTTCGGCTTGGCTTCCGAATCTTACGTTGTGTTGCTTTTCTCATGGATTATATCCGACCACATCAAACTCTTCTGTTTCGGTTCGAGAAAGCGGAACGCGCAGGTCGCGCAAGTCTGGGCTGGTAGCAACCCTACCGGAAACTGTAAGCATGCTTTTCATCACTCGATACACTGGGCCGTCAAAATCAAAACCAGCAGGAAGCGCAACCGAATCGCAAGCCGCTGCCGAAACTATCCTTGATTGAACATCCGAATAGAGCTGAATCAGCTTCGTCCATATTCCAACCACCTGCCGCAGCGTAAGGTTGCCGGGGTTATATCCGCCGGAAGATTGGGACGTAGAATTTTTAGAGACGGACATTATTGAACCGACCGGAGCTATGTAATTCAATGCAGCTTGCTGTTCAATGGAAAGTTGGTCAAGAAGCGAGTTGGCATTATCGGATGCGTTATTCCACGCCCGGTCAAGAAAAGCAGCTAAGTCGTCTGTGTTTACGTCCACATGGGGACTTTACCCCATAGACAAAAAAAAAGTAGTAGCTCTTTGGAGCTACTACATAAAAGTGGAAACCAATGGTTCCAACCTACCCCCGCAGATACCTTACAGCCGCCTGTGCCCTGCATTTACATTTTAATCGCTTGAAAATTTCCTTCATGTGATTCTTAACAGTGTTTTCTGAAATACCAAGGTGGTCGGCAATCTGCTTGTTTGCCATGCCGTCACAAATCAATTTAAGAATATACCGATGGCGGTTTGTTATTCCACCAAGAAGCAGCTTGCTCATAAAAGGTTTTCTTCGTCTCTGGCATTAACCGCAGCAGCGCAATTTTTCACTGCCTGTTTATAGTAAGATGTTTTCAGTTCAATCCCAACACCTTTACGATGATTCTTAACAGCCCCATAAACTTCCGAACCAACACCCATGAACGGTGTCAAGACAACCTCGCCGGGATTCGACCACAGAACGCACGCGCGGTTAATAACATCCAACTGCAACGGATGAACGTGCCGCTCATCATCTGGGTCTTTCGATTCTTTATACGGAAGCACTTCACTAATCCGAATATCATCCCAGATGCTTGAAGCATACTGTCGCCAAATCCAATGCGAAAATCGGTTTTCAGTTTGCTTCCCATTCCAGCCTTTGAATTTTTGCCGCTCGTGTGGAATGACTCTTTCGCCAGCATAACTAAAAAGTCCATTCGGGTGCGCCACTGGAATTTTATTCTCACCCTTTTTTACGAACGTTAAAAGGTAGTCAGCGTTTGCCACATCAGTTAAGATTGAATCTTCAACTATCTGCGCATGGGCCAGTCCTTTTGCCATCGTTCGCAACCGAACACCTAAGGGCTCTTTCCAAATCACGCGCCGGCCAAAATATCGGAAGCCACATTTTTCATGCAGCCGGATTATATCGCCAGGAAAATCAATCAGTCCGGTTCCAGCGTTTGCCGCTACGCCCATCTTTGCAGTTGCTCCGTTCCCGCTGCCGGAAACATCCATGCAATGCACGGCACTAACACGTCCGGGTTTTGTAAGTCTGAATTTTTCACGCACGACATATTCGTAGTGCTTAAAAAAGTCCTGATAGTTTTTGCAGTTCGATAAGTCACGGTCGCTGCTTGAATAATTATATAAACCGCAAAACGGAGGTGAATATATTGACAGGTCAACACACTCATCCGGTAAATCCGCCATCGCCTCGATGCAGTCGCCGTTGATAAGTGAATACCGTTCCGTGTTTATTTGAGATATTATAGCCATATTGGTTTAGTTAATTTTTGTGTGAATTTGTTTTTCTGCTCAATTTTAATTTCCCTGTTCATCATTTGAATTAACTGGTCAAACATTTCTTCCGCCGCCTTTGCTTTACGTTGCAAGTTGGCCATCACCCTCGATTCGCCCTCACTCGTGATAATGTCAATGTGAACTGGTTTCTTTTGACCGAACCGCCACGAACGGCGGATACATTGATACCACTGCTCGAATGAATGAGATGGAAAATAGGTCTGGTGATTACAATGTTGCCAGTTCAATCCGAATCCAGCGATGTCAGCCTTAGTCACCATGTTTTTTATCTCGCCTTTTTGGAAAGCATCAAATGACTCCTCTTTTTCCTCATCTGAATTATTCCCGGCAACTTGAACGCAGTCCGGGATTAACTTCTCCAACAAATCACCTTCGGTATTTAAAGCACACCAGCTTACGGACTGGCCTTTATGCTTCGACACTAATTCAGAAGCCATCTCGCAACGCTCATTCAATGTGCGTCGGCGCTCATCCCTTTGCTCATTCAAGCTCACCGCCGGCATATCAAACAAAAACTCTTTACTTTTAACACGCGCCTTAACCATAAATTCAGACGTTGTTAGTTTCGGCAGGACGAATCCGTTATTTTCAAACCCTAAATCAGACGGCTTACGGCAGGCTCGCGCCCACGAACAAACCCAACGCCAAAAACTTTCCTCCGCGTGACCGCGAAAACGAAACTTTCCACCAAGCGGGTTGTGTTTTTTTCCGGGATGAACCAATCTAAGATCCGCGCCACCATGCGCAGCCCCACTACCATCGCAAGTTTTGAAAAACATTCCAATCATGTCCATATAACCTAGCTCGCCGAGACATTCCGAAGATGTTCCAAGTTCAATGTAATCATTTGGCGCGGCAGTTGCTGTCCATAAAAAACGATAAGGCAGCTTGCGCATAAACTCTGTGACTTGCTCCTTTGTTTTCCCGTCAAAGTTTTTCAAGATTGAAGATTCATCGCAAGCGCAACCAGAAAAGTTATTCGGATTGAAATAGTGAAGCCGCTCGTAGTTTGTTATCACAATCTTTTTTGAAAACTTTCCGTCGCGCGAGACTTCACAGTCAATCCCAAACTTATTCCCTTCGCGCTGCTCCTGCCTGGATACGGCAAGTGGTGTAAGAATCAAAAACGGCTTGTTTGTTTTCCTGACTACATTTTCCGCGCAAACTAATTCCATCGGTGACTTCCCAAGCCCACAGTCAGCAAAAATAGCGCCACGACCCTTTCTTACCACCCACTCAACTAAGCTTTTTTGAAAGTCAAAAAGAAAATCCGGCATGAATGTTGGCTTGAACCCAAACTGTCCATCCAATCCAACCTTACCCTGAATAAATTCAGAGTAACTCTTTCTCGGTCTCGGCGGTGGCATACTCATTTCTTTTCCTCCTCGGTTGTTGTTGATTGTTTACCACCAACCACGTCTTCAGTTATCCCCATCTGCGCCAAACGCACAGACCGAATTGACAGGGTTGGAAAATCTGGATGCGGAGCCATCGCCATCAGGTTTGCTATTCCAGCTTCACACATTAACATGTGGTCATCCGCGAACCTTTGCCGGCAGACTTCAACCGTCTCGTTTGTTCCGACTCGCTTCCGGGTTGTAAATTCCCAGGACTCCATGTGACGTTTATATTCATCACTCACATCGCCCGGAACTTCCCACTTAATAAAATCCGTTCCACCATTCTTTTCGACCAACTCTTTGTGGCCGCGCAGAAAGGAAAGGAGCTTCAGCGAGCCGACCTTGTGAATGTTCCAATGCATCGGCTCTTCCGGGTTCGGCAGGTACTCAATAGTGTTGTCTGGATTCCGAATCTGGGTGTAGTCAAACTTCGGCGGCACCTTCAACTGTTTATGAAGTCCGTCCGGCTTGGAATAAATTTTATACGTCCGGTCGAGCACGTGGAAAAATAATTTATCCTGCGAACTTGACGTTTGTGCGTTGAAATTATTCCGGTAGCAAAGCTGTAAAACATTTTCCCGGTCCCAACCACAATCCACCGCGCCGCTTTGTGGAACACATTCATGCTCCTGTAGCCGCGCAAGTAAATCTGCATCGGTCTGAACCATTCCCTCAAATACTACAAGGCTGTCGGCATTTTTCATCACGTCCCGAATCACTAGCCAGTAATGAGTCAGCTCGCCTTTATGTTTATAACCCTTCTGTTTGTCTGCAAACCAGAACCTGGCCGCACGGTCTTTGATTCCGGTACGAGACTTAGTCAACATCTTATTTACGATTACGATTCCGGAAAATGGGATTGACTCTTCCGACCAGAACTTACACTCACGCTCAGTTACGAATCTGCGCATAGGCTGAGTGTCATTTGATTTTAATGCCCGGATTGCCGAATGCCATTCCTGAATTAAGGCGAGCCATCCAATTGCCTCACAGGATACGCCCTCGTAGTTCCAGGAACGGTGCGACAAATGCGCGCCTTCGTTCCTGGGCGGTGACCACCAGCCCTTTAATCTGCGCCGGTCTGAGGCTGTGTCCTTGACTTCATGACCGCACGGCATCTGGTAGCGTATCGTATGTTCAAGACGGTTATAATCAAACCGCCCATCTTTCATCCGGCATCCATCAGTATCGTAACGCAGCCCGCCAAGCTCCGGCTTGTCTGGATTCCAGCGGAAGTGCATCGCGTGATAACTTCCACACTTCGGACAAAAGATTTCCCACTCTTGCATTGTTCCGTCCTGCCACGCTGAGTGGAGTTGGTCGCCGATGTTACTGGCATTGGAAATGTCAAACGCCTTTGCGTTCCAAACTTGAGTCTGCCTGCGGCGCGCCTTTCCGAGAAATCCCGGTTTCCATAAATGGATTTCTTCATTCAGCTGAAGCGGTATCGTATCGGAGTCGAGGGATGATTCATTGAATACACCCTGGACGCGAACGGTTGAATTAACATAGCGGGCCTCGCAGATGGTCTCGGAGAATCGCCCACCGGTTCTGCGTATGTCTGCGCAGGAGTCGAGGGTTGGTTTAATCCGGTCGAACCATCTGTCTTTGGCCTTATCGTCGTCCTGCCAGTTATATTGAATCAGCCCAGTAAAGAACGCGGCCCAGTATGCGCAAACAACTTCGCCAGCTGTGGAGCCGCCATCTTGCACGGGCTTAATTAGCGTCCCGATACGCGTCCGAGAGTCACACATTGCCCGCATTGGGTCGAGGATTCTAGGATTGCGCGCAGAGTCAAATGAATGCCCGTCCACCTTTATCCCAATCCGTTCTGCCCACTCGACTATATCTGCTGGGGGTGGCGCAGGAATTGAGTTGGCGAAGATTTGATGCACAACCCGAAAAGGATTTGGTGGTGGGGAGTTTGTTATCATTTTCCAATCTCCATGAATTTTTTCGTTAGTGTTTTCCGCATCCGTTCTATCTCTACCGTCATCCGTTCGCCAACCTCATCCGCCGCAAGTCCTGCCACTGCTGGTGGAAGCTCTCGGGCAAGACGTTCCCATTCTGCAAAGGTCAAGGCCATCGCTTGACTGGCCTGGCGCATAGCATCGGCGGTCAACATAAACAGCTTCTCATCGTGCTTCCGTTTGATTGATTCGCGCCGCGCCTGTTCCAGTGCTTTCCAGTCTTGAGGCGTGGCAATGCCACGCGGAAGTTCTCCGGCTTTAAGCAATTCTCCGAATACCGCACGAATCATTTTCAGTGAATGAATCCGGTTATTTGACAAAAAGGCATCACACTTCCCGTCCGCACGTAAATACTTCACTACGCTTTCGGGCGCGCCGGTCAATCCACAAAACGCCGCCGCTCCAGTGAGTGTTGGCCACTGTATTCTAACGCGTCCGCTGTGGCCGCTTTTACGTTTCGCTTTTAACATATTCGTTTTTTAGAAAATTATAGCTACAGTCAGGACTGTTCCAAGCCCTAGCTTGAAACCTTTCCAGTAAAAGATTCCTTACGTTTGTCCGGACGGGGCGGCACCACACCGCTTATTCTTGGAGCCTGGACGCGTACTGGCGGCCTCATTAGTCCCAACCCCTGGCCTTTTAGCTTATCGGCACATAAATCACTCTCGTCTTTTCCTAGAGCCTTGGCCATATCCCGCACGGCAAGTCTCCAAGATTCAGATGCGCCCGTCCGACGGTAAACCAGTGACCGCTTCCTTAATACGGACAGATACGTGAATCCAATCGGACTGCTTAATAATAATAAATCCATTTTACGAAGCAGCGAATGTTCCCAGAACGGGACGGATGCTGGCTGGGTTACGGATAGATGCTTTGGGAGCAAGGAGAGTGGGGGTGGGCTAAAAGCAAAGAGCCAAACCTTTTTCCTTGCG